CCGGAGCATCTGCGGGAGGGGAAGCGGCTGTTGGCCGGGGTCGACCTCAACTCGAATTGGGGTGAACAGGCTCGGGCCCGGATCGCCCAGTCTCAGGCGCATTTCCAGGCGGCGTTGGTGTGCGCGGTGGTGGCGGACCGGTTGGAGGAGCGTACGTCGTGGAAGGAAGCAGCCGAAGCATGAGCGACGAGCTACAGCGGATGCTCGACGCGATCAACTTCGTCCACATCACTCGCGAGGAGTCGAAACGCACCGTCCTGTGCGAACCCCACCGCGAGCATGAGGTACGTGCAGCCGTTGACCAAGCAGGCGCCGCCGACATCCTCACCGTGCGCCCAAGCCCCGCATGCCCTGAAGGGAAACTGCTCGTGATCGACGAAGGCGCCCTCGGCGCACAGCTCAACGAGTGGCTACAGGGCGGGCTCACTCGGAGGTGGCTGCCGTGAACCCGCTTGAGATCACCGTTGCGATTCCAGCTCACCCGGCACGTGTCGCCAACGGCATGCTCGACCGCGCCGTCCAATCCGTCCGCAACCAACTCCACCCCGCCGCCGACATCAGCATCGCCATCGACGAACACGGCGACGGCGCAGCCATCACCCGGCAACGGGCGTTGGACGCGGTCAAGACCGAGTGGACTGCCTTCCTGGATTCAGATGACGTCTTCTACCCGGAGCACCTGCGGGTACTGGCGGCCGGGGCGAAGATCTTCAACGCCTCTTACGTATTCAGTTATTACATGGTCCACTTCCCCGACGGCCGCCCGTGGCCGCAGAATGATCCGCTCGGTCATTTCGGGAAGCCGTTCAACCCGGCGGCCCCGCACCAAACGACCATCACCACGCTCGTGCGGACCGACCTCGCGAAGGCCGTCGGCTTCCGCGAGCCGCCCCCGGACAGCGTCGTCGGCGGCCACCGGGGCGGCGAAGACTGGCACTTCACAATCGGCTGCGTGGACGCGGGCGCGAAGTTCTACCATGCCGCCCGCAGAACGTGGGGATGGACGCATCATCGCGGAAACTCCTCCGGCATCCCCGGCCAAGGCGACGCAGCACCGAGGCAGACATGACCGACTTCGCAGGCTCGTGGCAGTTGGAAGTCACCCAGGCAGATGGCGACCCGGAGGCGGCCCAATTCCGCTGCCAGTCACCTGACGACGAGATCCAAGTTTCGGGCACAGCCCGGCGGACCGAACGCGGCGTAGTCGTAACCGAGATGAGTTGGAGCACGCAACGGCCAAACGGTCTGACTTCCAGGACCAACAGGCGGGTCCCCATTGGAGAGATCATCTCGGCGCTTCGGTCTTCGCCGAGTTGGCAGCCTCCCAGTTCTAGCGACCCAAGCGCGGTCCGATGCACGTGCGCCGCCGAGGCCCGAATGCCGGGCCGGGCTCCCCTCACCGATGACCTACTGCGGCGGGTTGCCGTGGCCTACCTCGAAGAGACCGCGCCAGGGAAAGACCGGGCTGCCGTAACCCGCGTGGCTGCTCGCTTCGACCGACCAGTGAAGACCATCAACAACTGGATTGCGCGCGCCCGGAATGAGGGCTGGCTCGGTCCGGCCGCCCAAGGGCGGGCAGGGGCTGATCCTGGCCCCCGACTGTTGGAGGCGAAGTCGTGAGCGAGGAGCGGCGCCCCCGCCCAGCAACACAGTTCGGAGCCACGGCAGAGCGTGTCGCGGCAAACGTGCGAGTCCTGCGCGAAGTACGCGGCCTGTCGATCTACTCGCTGTCGGACGCACTGAACGGAGCGGGGAGGCCCATCACCCCATCAGCTGTGGCGAAGATCGAGCGGCTGGAACGACATGTGACCGTGGACGACCTCGCAGCCCTCGCGGTGGCGCTGAAGGTGACTCCGCAACAACTCCTCAATCAGCCCGACGCGTGCACCACCTGCGCCGGAACGCCACCTATCGGCTTCGTCTGCCGAGGATGTGGGGCCACATCATGACCGCCGAGCTGCCCTGCTGCGAGGGACTTGCGCAGCACACGCGCGACAAGGATTGCCTCCTGCACCGTACGGACGCCTACGACCTCGACAACGAGGAGGACCGCAAGAGGCTCGCCAAGAAGATCGCCGATGAGATGATGTACGACGCAGGCGGCTTCCTCCAACCGGGAATACGAGCGATCTACCTCGAACCCGGCGAACGCGTCCTCAGTCAGGAAGACATGCGCCGCCTACTCGGAGACGAGGAGGGCCAGTGATCCACGCACCGATCACCGACGACGAACTGCCCGGCGTTGAGGCCACCTTCTCCTTCACTCCACAGGGGTCAAACGGTCTCGTCCTCGTAGGAGTCCGCGTCTCGGCCATGGACGGCACGCCGCTCTCTATCACCACCCTGCCGCTGAGCCGCTGGGAACGGCGGGCCCGTGGCGCAGCCGCAAAGCAGCTCTTGGCCACTGAACAGAACCCCTCGGGAAACGCGGAAGAGGTGGCCGCGAGCCTCGTCGCCGCGCGGTACCCCGAGCTCGAAGACGCCACCCACGGCAACGCGCTCCGCCGACGTAAGGGCCTGCTCAAGCTCGCCAAGGCGGCGGCGGAATACGCCGAGGCCACGGCAGCTGGGGCACAGAACCCGGCGGAGACCCTGGCGGAACGGTACGACACGTCCGCAGCGACCGTGCGCGGCTGGCTGCACCGTGCCCGCCGCGAAGGGCTCGCACCCGCCAGCATCCATCCCAACGCGACCGTCAACAAGCAAGGAGCAACCTCATGACCCAGCCCCCGCAGCAGGACGACGGCAAGATCCTCATCGAGGACGCCTTCCCCGTCTACCGGAAACGCTGCACCGAACTCTTCGACGAGAACATGCTTCTCCGCTCCCAAGTCGCAGGCCTCCACCGGGAACTCGCCGCCGTGCAGGAAGCGAGCGAGCGCACCAACCGAGCTGGCGGCCCGCCGTTCCCCCCGTCCGGCGGCCCGGACCTCGCCTCCCAGCCGCCCTACCCCGACAACGAGGGCTAAGCGATCCGGTAGGCGAACGCCCTCGCGGTCGCCGTATTCGACGCAGACGCCGCAGACCACGCCCACGTCACCACCATGTCCGACGACGCCGTCGTATCCCGCGTCACCGACGCACCCGACACCGGCAACAACACCGTCCCCGTCTGCGCAGCCGCCGCAGTCACGTTCTGCACCACCACCATCCGCGGCATCCACGTACCCGACCCACCCGTCGTCAGACACACAATGTCGAACTCCACCGACCACGTCTGATTCGTGACACCCGACGAGGCAGTGACCGCGCCGATCGTCGCCGCGAGCGTGCCGGCCACACCACCCAGCCGGCCGCGAATCGTGAACGTAGGCGTGCCCGTCACAGAGGCGGTGCCGTAGACGACGACGCGGTAGACGGCTCCGACGACGGTGTCGTTGGCGGGGATGGTGAGGGTGCCGATGACGGTTTCGGTGACGGTGTTCGCGACGGTCACCGTGGCGGCGAGTTGGTTGCGGAGGGTCGTGGCCCCGTTCACCAACCTCAGGTCGCCGCCGACTTTGAAGTGGTCGCCGCTCGCGGTGCCGATGGTGGAGGTGGCGGTGCGGGCGAGCACGGCGTCGACAGCACCCGAGCCCGGGCCCCAGCTCATGGTGCCGTCGGCGGTCTGCTCGAACCGGTTGAAGGTGTCACCGGCGACGAGGCAGGTTTGCTTGACCGTGCTGTTCGCGGTGCCGTTAAGGACGATCGCGCGGGTGCCGGTCATGGTGAAGGTGGCGCCGTTGGAGGCGATCTCCACCCACGACCCGGACGCCGGGATTGAGGCGTTGGAGTAGTAGAGGCGGCCCGTGTCCGACTCCGCGATCGGCTTCCCCGAGTACGGGGACGATGGGCGGGTCGACGAGGTGACGATCTGGAAGCCAGCAGCCGCGTCCAGCTTGTCGAGGTTTTGACCGATATCTTGACTGTAGTTGGTGAACTCGGACCCGTCCGACTTGGACTTGTAGAGGGCCAACCGTGTAGTGGACGGGTCAGGCACGAGGCACCTCCAGGGCCATCGAACGAGGTTGAGCAGGCAGTCCGCCGTAGATGAGGCCCCAGCGGTAGGTGTCGACGAGTTCCCGCTTCACACGCAGCCCGGCCGCGGTGATGCCGTGGTTGGCGCGGATGATGTCCAGCGGGTCCCTGCCCTTCGCGGGTGGTCGCACATGCGCGGTGACGCGCTTCGCCTCGGCGATCCGTAGGCGGTGAGCGGTCAGGGCGTCGGGCGTTGACCGCGCGCTCCGCAGAATGATCGGCTCCGCGTTCGGCCCGGTCGACGTCACCATGCCCGCTCGGGCCGCCGCATCGTCACGGTCGGGGAAGTCGGGCAGGTGCCACTCGTGCAGGATCATGTCGAGGATCTCGTCGACGTCCGACAGCCCGTACTCGGCGGCCCGCCACTCCAGCGTCTCCTTGGCGAAGACCTTGCCGCCGCCGTTGCCGTACTGGTCGACGTGATGCACCGTCCACCGGGGCGCGCCACGCGTGAGGCGTTCGCCCACCGCGTCGACGGTAAGGATCAGCGGGTCAGACACGGTAGCTCCAGACGCTCAGGGACGGGGTGCCGGACGATGTCCCGACCGTCACGGTGAACCCGGTCGTGGATGCCGCGGTGATCTGCCACGTGCGCAGCGTCGGGTGTCGCAGGGTCACTATGGGCACCATCGTTGATGCCATCGTCGCCCCATAGCCGAGACCCAAGGATGTATCGCCAGCAGTCACGAACGGCTCGTCGGCAGTGAACAGGCCGTCCGTAGTGCCTGCCGCGAGGTAGTCGGCCCATCGGCCGACATGGCGAGTTCGGCCGCTGGTGAGATCGAAGTATTGGCCGTTGGTGCTGTCGTTGGGGTTCCAGCCGAAGCGGCCCTTGTCGACGTCGGCGTAGTAGAAGCCGCCGTCCGTGCCAGCCCGGTTGAACCCGGCATAGAGCGAATCGGGTTGCACCCAGACGTAGCCGCCACGGCGGCCTTGATCGTCGGCTCGGATGACGGCGAGTTCCGCTCGGGTGGTGGTGAGGAAGGCTCGGGAGATGACCTGAGTGCCGGTGCCGTCGTCATACTGCGACGAGTTCATGCCCAGCAGGACGTCCGAGCCGGAACTGACACCGTTGATGTAGCCGAAATCGGTTCCGTTGTTGGCGTAGAAGCGGATCTCGGGGAGGAATGTTGCGGTGGGGTTGATCTCCAGGCGGCGGCCGGACGTGCCTGATTTGAGCTGGCCGATGATGGTGACGGAGCCGTCGGCTGCGGCGATGTTCACGGTCTGTGTTCCGGCTGCACTGTAGGCCTGGAGGCCAGCCGAGTTGAGTTCGACGCGGGACCCGGTATCGGCGGTTTTCAGGCGTGCGGCGACGACCCAGTCGGCGAGGATCGATCCTGCGGTGACTTTGGAGACGGTGAGGTCGCTGATGTGAGCGTCGTCGATCAACAGCGCGGTCGCGGTGGCCGCGTCGGACGGTCCGCTCTTGTTGCCCGTCTTGTCGACCGCCACCACGCGCACGTAGCGGGCGCTGGTCTCCTCGACCTGCACGGTGAACACGACCGCGATGCCAGCCTGGATCATGCCCGCGTTCGCGAGCGCCTTGCCCCGCAGCGTGGTCGAGTCGGGGGTGAAGCCGGGCTCATAGGAGACGTGGATCTCCAGATGATCCAGGTCGCTTTCGAGGTTGAACGTCCCGCCCGACGACTTGCCGAGCTGGTGCGTCACCTGCACAGCAATCCGGCTACCCGCCACCGACGGTGCGGCCGGAGTCGACGGCGGAATGTTGTCCGTGGACGTCACGAACGTCGTCACGCTCGACCAGGCCCCGGTGTTACCGGTCTTGTCGACCCCCCGGATCTGCACGTCATAGCCGATACCCGGCGACAGATCCTGCAACTGGGCTGTGACCGTGTCCCAGTTGACAACCATCAACTGCCACTGACCATCCGGCGCGGCGAACGGCTGCGCCCACGTCTGCATGTCCTGCCAGCGGATCTCCGACACCGACGCCCACGTCGCCGGATAAATCATGTCCGTGTCGACCGCGTACCGGATCTCGTAGTGATCCCCGTCGACGATCGTGGACCCGTCGACGTTCAGCGGGGCATTCCAGTTGAGGATCACCCGCGCCTTCGTGAAGCCCCTGTCATCCAAATACGCGAGTCCGGTGAACGGCTCCACGAACGTCGGCTGGCCCGGCACCGAGGTGTCCGCGTTGGGCCGGCTGCCGACCGGCTCCGTACCCGCGCTCGTCAACTGCCGCGCGAAGTCGCCGACGGTCACCGTGTTGGTGTCGTCGGTCTCCGCCTCGACATAGTCGGTGAGGTCCGTCCACGTACCGTCCGCGGCCCGGTAGGCGACCGTGTACCCGGCGGTGACAGCCCAACTGACCTCGGTCACCTGCAACTTGAGCGGGTTGATCCGCAGCCCGCGGAACACGATCTCCGTGCTCGTATCCACCAGCCCCGCGTCCGGGTTGTACACCCACACCCGGTCCCCGACCTGGAAGCTCCCGTGCACGTCGTAGTCGGTGGTCGACAGTGTGAGCGCGTTGCGGGTGCTGGTGAACTGGGACAGCGCCAACTGTGCGCGTGTTTCGGCGTTGCCCGTCACCGTGTCCGACTCGCTCACGAGGCGGGTCAGCTGGATGGTGTTGCCGTGAATGTCCTTGTACGGGGGCGCCGGGCTGATGTCCGCCGCCCCCGTGGCGATGCTGTCGCCGTCACCCTCCGCCAGGAGCACGACGCGAGTGGTGAAGTCCTCCACATCCCGGGTGACATCCATCGAACCAGGTAGCGCCCGCAACGCCATGTCCTCGCCGGCGCCCGCGGTGACGATGACGCATGTCGGCGTGGTTACGAACAGGCTGCTGTCCGGGCCGGCGTCGATGGTGCCGGTGTTGTTCACCCGCCACGAGACGGGCGTCGAGGGCGTGGACATGGTGTCGCACACGTATTGGATGGCTTTGCGTGGCGACTCATACCGGTGCGTACCCGAGTACAGGCCGGCCACCGAGTAGAGGGCGCCCTCGGTGATGGCGCCGGAACCAGGGAGCAGCATGCGGATGGTGTCCGCGAACGATGCGGATGCGGCGGTGACGGCGTTCTCGTAGACACTGCCCTTGTCGTCCTCGTCGCCGAGCCACATGGCCATGCCGACGCCGCCGACGGAGAGGTCGTCTTGGGGCGCGTTGGTGCGGCCGTCGTCACCGATCGTCCTCGTGCGGAGGACGCCGACGTAGCGGGCCACGGTGAGGAGGTTGTCGCCGTACTGCTTCGGGTCGACCCGGCCCGGCACGATCGCGACGTGCCCAAAGTAGTCGAGGGCATCGAGGACGTCGCGCGGCGTGGACGACTGGAACTTGATGTCCCACGTGCCGAGCGCTTTGAGGACTTGCTGAACACCCATCGCATCTACCTCCGCACGCCGTAGATCGCTTCGGGCATGCTCGCGATGTACTGCGCCCGTAGATCCGTGGCCGCGTCCCCGGACACTGCTGATCCGCCTCCGGCTGCGACGCCGATCCAGAAGTCCATGCCGACCGCCGCGGCCTTGATGACGCCACCGTTGGGGTGCGCGGTGAACGTGCGTGCCGACCCGCAGACGAACCTGTTGCCGTCCGCATCGTTGCCGGTCGCGGTCACATACCCGGAGGCCGCCACCGACGTGTTGGTCTCCAGGGTGGAGCGATAGGCGGCGAGCGTCGCCGCTGTGCCGACCTGGAGGTAGCCCTCGATGAGGCGCGAGCCACGCCGGAGTGTGAGGTCGAGGGTCGCGCGGCCCGGGTTGAGGGACTCAGTGAGGCGCAGGATCGCCATCTCGGGATCGTTGCGGAGCAGGGTCGCCTGATCCCAACCGACAATCGACGACCCGGACCCGGCCACGCTGACGTTCCACAACTTCGAGTGGTAGGCGCCACCCGTGTACGCCTGCACGTCGAAGCTGCCGGATGTGGACTGGGTGACGTTCACCAGCCCATTCGTCAACGACCACCCCGACGCAGCCACGGGGACATCGACGCCGTACACCTCCTGCGACGCGGCACCAGTGAGCCGGACACGGCCGGCGAGATAGGCGGTCGGCGCGCACCCCCACCGTGGGGACACCCCTGAGGGCACGCCGCGGTAGACGGTGATCGCACCGTCGGCGCCCGTCCGCGTCATCGTCGTCGCGTTCGTCGAGCCTGTGTAGTAGCCGTAGTGGCCGATGGGTGGGGCGTGCCAGCGCTCACCCGTGAGGGAGAAGTCGTTGAGCCTGACTGCACCGGTGAGCCGCGACTGGAGGTCGGTCTCGGTATCGGAGCCAACGCGTTCCAGGCTGACCTTCCAGTCGGCGGTGACGACCTCGTTCGGGTGCTCGGTGTACGTCGACGACGAACTCTTGATCGTGTAATAGCCGTTGCGTTCGGGCTTGTCTGTGAACGTGAGCGGGATGACCTGGCCTGTGGTCAGGCTGTTGATGCCGTCGTGGCGGGCGATGACCTGGGCGCGGGTGAGCGGCGGATACGACTCCTGCCCGTCCAGGTCCAGCGTCCGGGCGTCTCCGCCCGCCTCCGCCACATCGAAGGTCTCCCGGAGCGGGATCCTGCCGAGCTGGACGTCGCCCCATCCGTATGCGGCCATCAGATGCGGCTCCTGTCGGACTTGCGGATGGCTTCCTTCATCTCGGTCACCAGGGCGTTCGCCGCCTCACGGCGTGCGGCGGGGGTGGCGAAGTCGAAGGTTCCGGAGATGGTGATGTTCTCGATCGTCACGCTGGACGCCCCGCCGTGGCTGCCGCCGTTGACGAGCTGCTCGAACAGGGCCGACTGCTGCGGGTCGAGGATCCGCTCCGGCTTGCGGGTGGCGTTGACGGCCATGGTCGCGCCGGGCTGGAGCAGGCCGCCGCTGTCGTACTTCGCGGCCGGGGCGAATCCCCAGCGGCTGGTGAACAGCGAGTTGTTGTAGCCGCGGGCGCTCTTGCCCATGTGGACGCCAGCGCCGCCGGACGACTCAACGTTCAGTCCGGCGAGTGTGCCCGCGGTGTGGCCAACCCCGGCGTTCGTGATGCCGATCATGAACGGGGAATTCAAATTCCGGACCCATCCGGCCGGGCCGTTATTTCCGACAAAGGAACCGGTAGCCCAGCGGCGGTGCGGCTTCTCTCCGCGAATTACCGATTCAATTGCGGACATCAGACCCGAGCAGTCCCAGGAAGGGTTCCCATTTCCAGCCCATTGATAAGGCAATCCATTCTGCGTTTTAACCCACGACAAAGCTTTCTGTACGGCCGGGCCGCCGACGGCTTTCTTGTCCTCGTTGGTGAACCAGCTGAGCATGCTGTCGACGGCCTTGTTCGACGTGTCTTTCATCAGGCCGCCGATGTTGTTGCCGCCCGGGATGCGGTTGATGAGCGGCCGCACCAGCGAGCTGAGGGCCTTCTGTGCGGCGCTCTTCAGGCCGCCGATGACGATGTCCTTCGCCCAGCTGGCAGCGCCGCTGATGGCGCCTCCGATAGCGGAGGTGACGTTGCCGACGATGCCGCCGCCTGCGAAGTGCTGGGTGCCGCCCTGGTAGCGGGTGCGCTCTTGCTGCCTGCTGGGGTTGCCGCCGGTCTTGGTGGGCCGGTCCTGGCCGAGCATGGCGTCGACGCCGCGATGCCCACCGAGCTTGGTGACCTGCTGCTTGGACAGGATGCGCTCGCCGGGCGTGAGCATGGCGGGGACGGTGTCGCTGTTGCCGGTGCCGGGGACGACGCCGCCTCGGTTGAAGCCGAGGCCGATGGCGGGCAGGGTGATTTTCGAGTTGACCTTGCCTGCGATGGAGTTCCACATTTTGCGGATGCCGTTGTTGTAGACCGTTCCCACCACGAACTTGACTGGTGCGGAGATCTTGGCTCTCACGCCGTCCCAGATTGTGCCCAGGCTGTTTCGCAGGTTGGTGAATGCGGTCTTCATTCCGGACGCGAACCCGGAGATCTTCGTATTGATCGTCGTGAACGTAGATGTCAACGTGTTCCGCACGCTCGTCCACATCGACGACCACGTGTTCGTAAGCGATGTTTTCAGCCCAGACACCCAGTTCAGGACCGACGTTTTCGCGTTACCGAGCGCGCCGGAGAGACCGCTCCAAAAACTGTCCCACTTGCTGCGTGCCGAATTCCACAGGCTGTTCCAGGTGTCGATGACCCATTTCTTCAGCGCGCCGAAAATTTCCTTCGTCTTCGTCCACAACGACGTGAACCACGAGATGATCGCATTGACCAGGTCCGGGATGATGCTGTGCCCGACCAGCGTGTCGTACATGCCCTGGAACGAGCCGACAATCCACTTCACGACGTTCGTCACAGCCGTCGTGAACTTTGTCAGCCAGTCGATCACCATCGTGATCCCCGGCACCAGCGTCGTGATCGCGCCCGCCAACACCGTAGTCAGCATCTGCGCCACCTTGACGATCACCGGCATCAACGGCATCAACGCCTGAAACACCAGGCCCACGATGGCCACCGCGAGCTGAGTCAGGGGCGGGATCAGCGGCAGGAGCGCCTGGAACAGCGCCGGGAACAAGGGCGCCAGCTGGCCGAGCATCTGCCCGAACATCTGTACGACCGGGACCAGTGCGGTAACCACTGGCGCCAGCCCCTGCGCCAGTGCCGCGATGACCGGCACCAACGCCGAACCGATGGCGCCGATCACAGGGCCGAGCGCCGCCACGATTGCACCAACGAAATCACCGAGCGGCTTCAGCAGCGGCAGCACAGCCTGGACCAGGCCGATGATGATGGTGCCGATGTCCGAGATGATCGGCAGGAGTGCGTCGATGATGGGGCCCAGCGCCTTGCCCAGCGTCTGGAACAGGTCGGCGAGGATCGGCCCGAACTTGGTGGCCAGCTCCGTAACCACAGGGGCGAGCGCGGCCAGCAAAGGCAGGATTGCCTCGATCACCGCGCCGAGCGTTCCGGCGAAGAGCTTGGCGATCGCGTTGATGGCCTGGAAGATCGACGTCAAAGCCTTCTGGACTTCCGGCAGCGCAGTGATCCTGCGCAGCTCCTTGAAGGCTTCACCGATCGCGCCGAGGGCATCCCCGCCGCCCGCCGACGCGGCCTTCATGACGTTGCCGAGCGTCCCGAAAATGTCCCCGATCAGGTGGCCGAACTGCTTGGCGATGTCGAGGGCCTGATCGATGGCCTTCTCCATGTGCCCGTTCTTCACGGCCGTATCGATCTTCTTCGAGATGCCGTCGAAAAACCCGCCGGCCGCGGTGGTGACTCTCTTGAACGCCGGGGACGCGGCCACGGAGATCTGCACGAGGCCCTTGACGAACTGGCCCGGAACCTTCGACAGGGGCTTCAGCCCGTCGTTCAACCCGGTGAACATCTTTTTCAACGTGCCGGTCTTGGCGAGGTTGATGACGGCGTCGGCGGCGTTCTTCGCCATCGAGTTGAGGACTCCGGCAGTGCCCGTCAGGCCGGTGTGGAGGGACGGCAGGACCGCAGTCGACAGCTGCGTGAACTTCTGCCCGAGCCCGGCGAACAACGTGTTCTGCACATCCAACTTGAGGCTGCGCCAGGCGTCCCGCTGAGCGAGGACCGCGTTCACGAACGCCTGCGCGTTCGGCGCAAGCTTCGCCATCGCGACAGCCGTCGCGTTTACCGCGGTGGCGCCCTTGGTCTGCGCATCCGCGAGCGCCTCAGCAGCCTCGCGCGCATTCTCCTGCGCGTCCGCAATCTGCCGCGCCCCATCGACCGCAGCCTTCGCCGCTGCCGCGCGCGCGTCGGCGACGTCCCGTTCGGCCTTCGCGATCTTCTGTGCGCCGTCGACCTGCGTGCGCGCGGACTCAATCTCCGCATCCTTCAACGCCTGCGTCTTGTCGGTGACGTCCTGGTTGGCGTCGGAGATGTTTTGCTTGGCCTTCGTGACCGTCGCACTGCCTTCGACGCCTGCCTTGTTCGCGTCGGCCGTCTGGTCCTGCAACCGCTGCGTCTCGGTCTGCTGCTCCTCCAGCGCTTGCACGGCCTTGTCGTAGGCGAGCTGGGCCTTGGCCAAGTCCTCCGCGCTGGCCGCGCCACCCTTCGCCTTGACCGCCGCCAGCTCCTGCTCCGCGTCCTGGAGGTCGAGGACCTTCTGCCGCTGGTCGAGCTGGGCGTCTTCGAGCCGGTTGTTCAGGTCCTGGAGTTCCTGCGCCGCGTCCTTGCGGGCCTGCGTGAGATCGAGCTGGGCCTGGCGGGCGGCCTTCTGTGCGTTCGCGAGGTCCCGCTCTGCACTGGCGACGGACTCGGCGGCGCGCCGGTTGGAGTCGGCGACGTCGGACACGGTGCTCTTCAGGTTCTGCTGCGCGTCCCGAATATCGCGGGCGGCCTTCACGCGGGCGGCCGCCGCGTTCACCTCCGCGTCCTTCACCGCCTGCGTGGCCTTCGCCAACGAGCGTTGCGCCGACTCCACCTGATGCGTAGCGGTCGCCGCGGCGCTGGCGGACTTCGTGGCCGGCGCGAAGGCCGCTTTGAACGCGTCCCCGATCCCGCTCGTGCCGAGCTTGACCGCGGTGAACGCCGAAGCCAGCGACAACACCGCGGGCGCGGCGAGCGCGGCCGCCGGGCCCATGCTGATGAGGGACTGGCCGAGGGACGCGATCGTGGGCAGCGCGCCGATCGCGGCGGAGGCGAGCATCACCAGCTTCGACGACAGGAGACCTACACCATTTGCGGAGTTGCCGGCGCCGCCGAGACCTCCGAGGCCACCTAGCATGCTTGCCCGGACGGTGACGGTGCGGTCGCGGGTGAGGATGTCGAGACGCGCGGCCGCGGCCGCCGTGTCCGCGTCGGCATCGATGCGTACGGTGCGGCGGCGCGTGAGGAGGGCGAGGTCGTCTGCCGCGGTGCGGGTGTCGGCGTCGGCGAGGACGGTGACCATGCGGTCACGGGTCAGTGCGTCGAGGCGGGCGATGGCTTCGGCGTCGTCGACGTGGACGAAGAGGCGGACGGTGCGGTCGCCGGAGAGCTGGCCGAGTTGGGTGAGGGCGGACGCTTCGTCGAGGTCGGCGCCGACTGCGACGGTGCGGCGGCGGGTGAGTGCCGCCAGGTCGTCGGCGGCCGTCCGCGTGTCCATGTCGGCGGTGATCTTGACGGTGCGCTTTTTGACGAGATTGTCGAGCTTGGCGAGGGCGTCTTTGTCGTCGAGGTCTACGCCGACCTTGACGTTGGTCTTCTTCGCCTTCAGGCGGGCGATCGCGGCGTCATAGCCGGACTCGTCGGCTGTGACCTCGACGTATCCCTCGGCGATGCGAAACGAACCGGCCACGTCCTACCCTCCCTGCGCCACGCTGACCCAGCCCGGGTACATGGCCCGGAACTGCGTCAGTGAGACCTCTACGGCCTCGCCGTTGCCCTGCCGTTGTGGCGGGGCGGTGTCCTGCGTGCGGGTTGGGGTACTGCTGGTGGGGCGGTCGTCTCGCTCTTCCTCGACACGGGCGGCCATGACGCCTTGGTAGGCGGTCAGCCGGTGGGCGAGGGCGAAGTAGCGGGGGCCGGTGATCTCCTGCTCATAGAGATCAAGCCCGTAGATGGCGAGGAAGTCGGCGTCGATGTCGTTCTCGTGGTCAAGGACCCACATGACCTGAGCGAGCCGGTCAGCGATGCTGTTCAGCCAGCCCTGTTCGTAGATCCAGTCACGCAGCCGGGTCAGCCACGCCCGGCTTTTCCCTTCTCGTTCTCCTGCTCGCCGAGGGCCTGCTTGACGATGATGTCGACGATCTGTTCGAGCTGCGGGCCGGTCAGCGCCTTCGACTCCTCCAGCGCCATGTACGCGTCCTCGCCGAGGACACGGATCAGCAGGGGCGCGGTGGCCAGTTCGTGGCCCATCGTGCTGGCCTGCCGCAGGTACTGAAGCGCGACGCCCTTGGGGATGGTCTTCGGGATCGTGTAGGGCTCGTCGCCGATGTAGAAGAGCGTGACGCGCTCCTCTTCGGCCTCGTCGTCGGCTGCGATCCGGATCGGTTCGAAGTCGAGGCCGTCGTCAACGGGGGGCTTGGCTGCGGCCTTCCTGCGGGCCGCAGCCGTCTGACGGGTGGTGGTGGATGCCATCGGTGGTGCTCCTCGGAATGGGCAGGGAGTGGTGTCGGTCAGCTCGTGGCGTCGGCGATGTGGATCGGGCCGACTGACTGGCTCACGTAGTGGGCTGCGAACTTGGCCGGGATGAGGGTCTGCTTGTCCTTCGTGTACGCCAGCTCGACCGAGTCGACGTTGAGCATCTTCCGGCCGATGATCCGACGCCGGAACTGCTGCGGCGCGTACCCGTCGAGGATGATCGCGAAGTAGTTCGGCTGCGTGGCCGAGCTGGTCACGTTCGGCTCGAACGTCTTGTAGCCCGACCCCGAAGCGCTCGTACCACCGTTGAGGGTGAGCGACAGGTTCTCCAACGTTGCCTCGGCCAAGCTGGTCTCCACGGTGAAGTCCTGCTTCGTCAGACGCGACCCGACGCGCATGGTGATCTGGTCGACTTCCAGCTCGCCGTACGTCTGGTCTCCGCCGAACTTGACGCCGTCCTGCGTGCCGCCGAGGTCGGTCCACGCCGAGGCGGCTGGGGTGGCGTTGATGGCCACGTTGGTGTCGGCGGGCTCGGCCGCGCCGAACGCGCCCGTGTAGAGCGTTGCCGGGCCCTGAATGAGATTTCCGGTGTTGACCCCGATGGGACTCACATCCTTCTGACGGCGGCCAGTTCAGGCCGCAGGTTGGTTGGCGGGCTAGCTGGACTTCGCCGTCGAGAGGTTCTTCTTCTCCGGCGCCGGGGCTGCCGGAAGTTCGGGTGCGGGTTCGTCGACGAGGAGTCCGTCCGCCTTCAGTTGGGCGTACTCGGTGTCGTCGACCTCGATGGGCTGGTCGGGGCGCATGGTGGTGCGGATGGTCGGCATCAGCGGTAGGCCTCTCTCTGGAGCGGGAACTGGTGGTGGGCGTAGTTCGGGTGGAAGCGGAGTTCGAGGCAGTCCTCGGGGCGCAGGCTCGGCGGACACGGCACGAACCGAATGTCTCCGGTAAGGCCGACGAGGAGGAACTCCAGCTCGCCCTTGTCGCCGTGCACGAGGGTCTTGCCGCCGTACGACAGCAACTGCCCATGCAGCCGAGCCTCCTGAATCGCCCACATCACGACGCCACCTCCGTCCACGCGATAACCAGGCCGGGGATGTCGTAGCGGGCGTACGACGATGGGTCGTCGGGGATCCGGCGCGGTTCCCCCGTCACGTAGGCCGACTTCACCTGCACGTCCGGGTAGCCGCCGGGCAGGGCGAGTGCCTGCTTCGGGATGTTCGGGTGGTCCTGGCAGGCGGTAACGATCGTCTCGGCCAGGTTCGCGGCCTTCCCCCACGGCGGCTTCTGCGAGTCGGGATTGACCGCCCAGAAGCTGAGGCCCACAGCCGGGTCCCGCAGCGGCACGTACATGTTGGGGCTGCCGCCGAGGGTGACGAGGGTGATGAACCCCGTGTCTGCCCAGGTGGGTTTCCCATCGGGGCCGGGCTTCGGAAGTGTGGTTGCGACGATGTCGCCGACGATCGTCTTCAGCCATGCGGTGGCGACGAGTTCCGGATTGGCGCGCAGCGCGGGCGGCGTCATGCCGTCCTCCGCTGGAAAAGTGCCGGCCGAAGGTACGGATAAGGCGCGGTGCCGGGGTGGTTGACGCGCGCCACCGGGTGGTCCGCGCCGGGCCAGTGCAGGGCCTTCTTGTTCTTGGGGAGGATCACGTGCGCGGCGGTGCCCATCTCGACGTCGGTGGCGTAGTTGCAATCGAGGGAGCCGACGCGGAGGACCTTGTCGTGGCACTCGGCACGCAGTGAGTCGTGGAGGCGGCCGGAGCGCTTGTGGACGAAGTTCTTGGCGTCGCCGAGGATCGCGTCGCCGATGACGTCCTGCATCCAGTCGTTGATCGCCGCATCAACGTGCGTGCGCGCGGATGGGTCGATCCGCACACCGGAGTGCGCCATGGCCGCCTCCTCTCCGAAGCCGGTCTCGTACGGTGGCCTGCTCGGTCTCCCCGAACGTGTGGCCTGTGCTGTTAGGTCGTGCGCCGCAGGTCGACCCTGCGGTCCACCTCCATCGCCGGATTCGCCATCGAGGAGACGGCGTCGACGATGTACTTCGCACCGGTCCGCTGATCAAGCACCCGGTCGTCTTCCGTGATGTCCGTACGGGCCGGCACGCGGGCGACCGCGTAGCGGACGATCCGCGGCGTCGCGTTCTCCCGGCCGGACACGCGGCGGGTCTGTTCGATCACGCTGGCCGGAATGTCTGTGGCGATCGGTGTGCTGGTGTCCCGCTCGTCACCGAAGGCATCTGTGTCGGTGCCGCGGAGGATGGTGACCTTGGTCGTTGCGATGGCCTGCATCAGGGCCCCCCGGTGTACGGCGCCCACTCCATGTGGTCGTCCGATCCGTACGAGAGGGCGTCGCCGACGATCGGGCCCGAGCCCTCGATGGCGGAGCGGATGTGTACGGTCCGGGACCGCATCCACGACACTTTCCGCAACGCCCGGGCGGCCATCGGTGCAAGGACCAGGCCGTCGCCCGCCAACGTGGTAGAGACCTGATCCTGCTGAATCTGCGTGGCATCCAGCCGCGTCTCCAGCCCGAACTGACCCGCCAACCACGCCGCCTGGCGGGCGACGGCCCGGCCCAGCCAGTAGAGATCCCGCGTCCGGATCCGCGGCGTATCTGTGTAGATCCGGTTGGTGAAGATCTCGATGTCGTCCTGCGCCTGGGCAAGCTGCGCATCGGTCACGGACACACCTGTGGTGTCGGTGACCTGCTGCGCGGTTGCCCAGGCGTTGACCACGGCTAGTCGCCTGCCTTGCTGGTGTCGCCGCCCGCGTCGTCGATGATGTCGCGCGGGGTGGTGGTGTCCTCGGGCTGGTGGTCGACGGATGCGGGCACGGTCTTCACCGAGTAGGTGAGGACGGTGGACACGCCGTCCTCGTGGTCAACAGCCCCGTCGAAGGACACGTCGCCGCGCGGGTGCAGACCGCGTTGGATCGCCTCGTTCGCGACAGCCGCCTTGTTCGCCTCATGCGCGGCGTCCCCGCCGGTCCACGTGCCGCCGACGACGAACTCCTTCACGAAGCTCATGCCGTCGGAGCCGTCCGTGGACCGCTGGTCAACCTCGGCCTCTGGCGCTCCCGCCTTCGCAGGGAACTGCTTCGATCGTGTGCTCTTGCTGGTTGCCACGGCTCGCCTTCCTGTCGGCCGTACCGCCCAGAGCCGTCGGGCGGTACGGCAGATCGAAAGGGGTCAGCCGACGAGGATCGCGGCACCGGCCGGGTGGCCGTAGGCCCAGCCGCGGCGCGAGCGCATCTTGAGGATCGACTCGTCCGTCAGCGCGGACAGGCCGTCGCGGCCGTCGATGAACACGGACTCGGGGCCGGAGCGGACGCCGAGGAGCATGAGCTCGGGGTTGACGAACGCCATGACCGGGCGGCCGCCGGGGCGGGACGCCATGGTCGGCGAGGTGCGTGCGCCCTGCGCCCACGTGATGGGGACGTCGAAGATGGTGTCCGGGGTACCGCCGACGCCCTTGACGAAGATCGGCTCGCCGGTGGTGTCCTTCACGCCACGCAGCGCCTTACGGAACGCGGGCGAAGCGATGGCGATCATCGTGGACGGGTCGAAGTAGTCGCCCGCTTCGACGAGGCCGAGGGTGTTGTTGTACTCGTCGTACTGCACGTTTCCGGCGGTCGCGGCGACGGTGATGTTCGAGTCGGCGGTGTAGCCGATCGTGGCGTCCGTCGTGTGGAGCAGGTTGTACAGCGACGTGAACGGGACGCCGGTGCCGGGTGCGCCGGTGACGGCGATGCAGGCGTTGTCGAGGGCCTTCGCGTAGGACTTGCCCCAGCCCAGCATCTTGGCTTCGATGACGTCGGCGACCGAGTCGTCGATGTCCTCCTCTGCGATGCGGACGGCCTTGCCCAGCTTCTTCGCGTTGAGGGTGACCTCGTCGTTGAGGCTGGTGTCCTCGCCGTACGCTCCGCCCTTGTCGACGACATCGACGTCCATACCCGCGGTGCGGGGGACGTTCTTGGTGTCGGAGCCCATGGGGATGCGGGCGGCGTGGGCCTCTACGGCGGAGACCTGGAGGATGGACTGGATGACCCTGGAGGTGTCCCACTCTTCGGGAATCCAGGCTTCCATTGTGTTGCGAGCGATGGCTACTGCCCTCCTGCGGGCGCGTGATGGGGGTGCTGGTCAGCGCGGCCCCATCACGGTCACCTTCGCAAAAGGCGGTGGTAGCTCCATCGCGGAGCAATTCACCTGGTGATGAATATACCTGCGGATGTCAAGCCCGTCCGCGGATCCGGGCCGCGTGGATCTCAGCCGTCGACCTCGGCTTGTCCGCCGCAGCCGGACGCGGCGCACCTGTCGGCCTGACCTTCGGCTTCGGCTTCTCCTGCTGAAGGAACTCCGGGTACTCGCCCTTCATCCGGTCGACCTCGGACTCGGCACCGAGCAGCGAGCCTTCGTCGTCGACTGACAGGGACTCCCAGTCGACCAGCTTCATCAGCCGGTCCGGGCTCGCGAACCCGGCCTCGATGAGAGCCGCCTTCATCCCGGACCGCTTCATGGGCTCGCGGTAGCGCTTCTCGCCTTCTTCCTTTGCCTCGCGCAGCGCCTTCTCGTGGTCGGACTCGTTCGCACGCGCCTGCTCCTCCAGCTCGCGGGCGCGCTCCCGGTTCCGCTTCGAGTCGGCGTTGGTCTTCTTCAGCGCCTCCTGCGTGCGCCGCCACTCCGCCGCCGTCGGCACATAGTCCGGGTCGCCCGGCTTCGGGGCCGTCTTCTTCTCGGGCGCCTTCGGCTTCGGCGCCTCTTCCGTCGGCTCCGTGTCGGTGTCGTCGTCCGTGTTCTCGTCGTCCGGGGTTTCGTCGATGTCGACCTCGACGTCGATGTCCGGCTCGTCGTCGGGTTCGGCGCCTCCGGCGATGACGTGGATCGGACGTCCGTCGTCGCGGTAGCCGAGGATCATGCCGGGCGGCAGGCTGATGCCCACGGGCTGCTCGGTCGGGTTGGGGTGGATGCCCATCTGGTTCCTCCATCACGGGGGTGGTAGTCGGTCGCCCATCGCGGGGGCCGGGTTCAGGCGGCCGGCGCGAAGGCTCCGGCTCGTACGGCGGTGCGGGCGCGGGCCTCTACTGCGGGCAGTAGGTCGTCGACGGTGCGCAGCAACTCGCGCGCGGCACGCAGGCGGACAGCCCGGGACTCCGAGGCGCGGGCCGTGCCGTAGGCGATCGAGCGCTGCGCTTCACGCTGCAAGGCGAGCGGGAACGGGGTGCCGCTGGCGGTCCACGCGTCGTCCCACGGGACGGCCCGGCAGCGGCAGTTGCTGTGCAGAGGCGGCCCATCCACACCTTCCGCACGGCCCCGGCGCTGGCGCGGATCCCACGACAGGCCGCCGGGGAACGGCTCGCCCGGTGCTGCGGTGCGTCCGGTGTAGGCGAGGCAGTTGACGCACGCATCAGCTTCGGACACCCACAGCCGGAGCGGGGCCGTCGCCCGCACTACCGCGTCCAGGCCCTCGTGCACGGCGGTGTTGATGACCCAGGCGATGTGCGCACGGATCGCAGGCAGCGCGGCACGCGCGGCACCCAGCCCGGCCAGCATGTGCGACCAACGGGACACCCGATCCGGATGCAGGAGGAACAGAGCACGGTCACGGCGCTCGGTGAGGAGGCCACGGATCCGGTGTGCCTCATCCCGCAGGACACGCGACACGGACGGCACCGCAGGGGTGCGAAGCCGGTGGCCGGCCGCAGCATGGGCGAACGCGGCACCCTGACGGACACCCATCGCCAGCGCGGGGCCGAGCCCGGCGGCGAGCGCGGAGGGCGCCCGGTCGGTGAGCCCGTCGAGGAGACGGCGCGCGCCGGCCCGGGCGGCGGCGATGATCCTGCGCAACGCGTCGCCGGGCAGGGCGGGCTGGTTGGGTCCGCCGAAGGCTTTCGTCCAGGCGGTGAGGACGCGGCGGATGAGGTCCTCGAAGGCGCGGTCGTCGTCGCGGATGGCCTGTGCGGCGAGTTTCTTCTCCAGGTCGACGACTTCACTGGTGTGGTCGTCCTGGACGAGGCGGCACAGGTCGTCGCTGCTGTACGACATCAGCCTTCCTCCTGCGCGGTCGCAAGGAGTTCGAGGTCGTCGATCGCACCTGCCATGAGCGCGGTGACCTGATCGCTCGTGACCGCGCCCAACGCTGCCGCACTGCCGAGCTTCTGAGCGCTGTCGGCGAGGGAGGCGAGGATGTCCACGCGGCGCTGCAATTCGGAGTCGTCCACGCCGGTCAGCCACTCGTCGACCTGCTCGGCCCGGTACCCGGCCTCCATCAACGCCTGCCTGCGCGGTACACCGGCACGGATCTTCTCGTTGACGGTCTGCCAGCCCTCAGCCGTCGACACCGACCGGGCGGGAACCCAGTCCACGGTCACGACCGGGTCCTCGATACCGAGGCGACGCAGTGCGAACACGAACGCTGCATGGGCTTCCGACCCGTAGCCGGTCTGCCGGTCCTCGATCTTGCTGACGAACGGGCTGTCCTCTTCCTGGTACGAGACGCCGGAGCGCTGGGCGGAGGACTGAGGGTCGAACATGCGGAGCGGCGTGTCCGTGATCTGGGCCATGGCCCGCACGTTGAAGTTGATCGGGTTGAGGAAGACCTCCGGGTTCGCCGCGTCAAACTGGCCGACGCTCTTGTAGCCGCGCAGCAGCCACATCTCACCCGGGCCAGCTTTCAGTGAACTGTCGTCGCCGGAGTCGCTGGGCCCAACGCCCTGCTCATTGAGCGGCCAGTCCCCGTCATCGAAGTCGCCAGGCTCCAGATCGCTGGTGTCGGTGCTCGCGGTCTCGGTGAGCGCGTACCGCTGCGGGGCGCCCTGGTAGTCGACCGTCCCCATGTGGGTGGCCTGCAACTTGGTGATCGCGTTCTGCGGTCCGTACGCCCCGTAATGCTCCGGCACCCCGTACGGGCGGTCAGTACGGAAGTGGAAGACAGGCTGCTCGCCCCACTCGTGCTCGATCAGCCACGACTCGGGATCGGTCTCGTCGGCCGGCCAGTGCAGCCAGTCGTTCGGCTTGTCGCCCTGCGAGTTTTTGCCGGTGGTCCAGCGCTCGACGCGGTCGTCGTAGTACAACTCGACGCGGTTGAAGGCGCCGTCACACCACCTCTTGATCGTGTACGCCTTGCGGCGCGGGTTGTCCTCGGCGTAGATGACGCGGACGGTCTGCGGACTGTTGTAGTACATCTCGACACGGAGCACGTTGCCTTGGTCGTCCTCGACGGGGATGACCATGAGGTAGGCGTCGCCGTACTCGCCTGCCCGCCGGAAGATGTTCTTCATCTCCAGGTTGAGCTGGTTGTCCTGCCAGATCTTGGAGATCAGGTCGTTGGTGGCCTTGTCGGGGCTGGTGACGGAGGCGATCTTCAGCCGGTTCGTGACCGCGTTGACCGGGGTCTTCGCGAAGTTCAAGTCGAAGTCGATGTTGTGTGCGGCGAGAGCGCGCCTCAGCCGGACCGACGTGAAGACCTCGGGGACCTTGCCGTCGTAGTACACCTGCGCCTGGTCGTAGGCGGGCCGGGCTTCCTTCAGCTCCTCGATCCCGTACATGAGGTCGCCGCGTGGATCGACGCTCGACTCGTCTTCCAATGCGACCTCCCAGCCGTGACCGATGAATCGAAGGATAGACGGTCATCCGATCGGCTGGTATCCACCTCACTGCACGGCATCTCCTGCGAATCGCAGGCTAGACGTAGCTGGCGGTCGCCGCGCTCGGCGGCGCCTTCCGTTTCGGTGGCCGGAGGAAACGAAGCACGGGGTTACCAACGCTGTCGATCATGTCGTCGTTGAGCCCGTTCGGGAACTCGCACATCTGCTCCTCCAGAGCAGGCAGCCGCTCCGCATGAACGACGCGAGGCGGCAGGAGTTGGTACAGGTTCAGCAGGCGCCCGGCCCGTACTTCCTTGGGCTCACTGTTCGAGAAGGTGATCACCCGGACGGGCATGTCATGGAAGACCTCATGCCACAAGTCGCCGCCCTGATTGCTCTCCACGAGGATGGCACCGACCTCCGGGAAGGCGTCGAGGATCTGCAACGCACGCTCACGCAGCGCTGCCCCCTTCAACTTCACCGCCTCCGAGTGCTCCACCAGGCAGCGCGCGGGAAGCGCGTGGCTTCGTTCCGAGGCCGGGCGCGCAGGTGCGTAGCCCACCACGGACAGGCCCGTGAAGTCCGACTTCCTCTTGGTCGTGACCGCGCCATCGACAGACAGGTACTTACGCGCTACCGCGAACCGTCCATACGTGAAGTCGTCCTCAGTCCAGTAGTCCGAGTTCGCACTCGACGGCTGGTTGAGGAAGTTCAGCTTGAACGACCTCGTCGCCCTCACGGTCCGCATGTACGACATGGGCCACTTGGCCGGCCAGATCGACCGCTCGCCCTCCTCGGTCTGGATGATCGGCTCGTAGTAGTGGACGTCGAACTTCTCTTCCTCGATCCACTCGGCGGGCTTCTCCGTCGTGGTGACGCTCTTCACGCACTGGTGGATGAGACCTTCGGCCATGGTGGTGGTTCCGACGACCACGCAGCGGGCGAACTCGGAGAGCGGCAGGATCACGTTCTGAAGGGTCGACAGGCGTTTGGCTGCCTGCCGTACGGAGTAGTTCGCCTCGCCGCTCTCGATGTCGTCAGCGATCAAGACGTCGGGGCGCTGCCGGCCGACCTTGAGGCCGAGGTTGCCTGAGTCGATACCGCGTGCCGCGAAGGTGAAGCCGTTCGCCATCTGGATTTGAGACTGTCGGTCGGCGACGACCGATCCCCGGTTCCTGGTCGCTGGCCGCACGAGGTCGGGGAAGTCTTCGCGAAGGATCCGGTTGCCGTCTAGCTCGGCCTTGAACGTGGCCAAATGCTGTTCGGCCTGGCTGGCGCTATCGGAGAACGCTGCCACGAAGTGGACGAAGCCGTGGGCGGCAGCCCACATGGGGATGATGAGGAACCACCACGTGCTTTTTGCGGACTCTCGCGGGCTGATGAACACGTCCCGCGCGCTACGCGGCTCCGCCACTGGGCGAACCCATTGTCTGGCCCGCCGCGCCCAGTCGAGGTGGCAGTCGGCGAAGGTGATCTGCTCGCCGGTCTGCTTGCCTTTCATGTGGTGGGACAGGTAGAGGAGGCCGAATAGCAGGGGGTCTAGGCGGGTGAGTTCTCGGCGTCCGTCCGGGGTTGCGAGTAGGCGCGTGTCGATCGCGGCGAGGTACTGGCTGAGGTCGAAGGTGGTGGCGTTGTACGGCTCTCCCGTTGCGGGCTCGCACAGGTACTCGGTCATGCGGACGTTACTCACTGGCGTTTCCGCCCTTGATCCGCGCCTCCTCTACCGCGTTCTTGGCCTTCGCTTCACGGATGATTTCGGCAAGCTCGATGTCTTCCGGCTTGACCTCGTGGACGGTGGCGTCGACCTTGACGGGCATGTCGAGTCCGAGGAGTCGGGAGATGGAGTCGAAGGTCTTGCGCCGCTGTTCTTCGATGCGGCCGAGGCGGTCGACGGCTTGGAGGATGAAGGTGTCGTCCTCGATGGTTTCCTTCTCGCCGGTCTCCGCGTTGAGGACGCGGATGACTTGCCCGTTGTTGATGGTGATGTGCTTGCGCGCCATCACGGTATGGACGGATTCCTCCATGTTGTGGAGGCGTTCCAAGGCGGCTTCGAGGCGGGCGAGTTGGACCTTCCGGTATTCCTCGACTTTGGGGTCGACGCGTCGCCGGACTTCTTCGCTGATCATCTCTTTGACGATGGTGGCGCTGAGCCGGTGTCCGCCGGTGGGTCCGTTGGGGTCTTGGGTGAGGGCGTCGATTTTGTAGGTGGAGAGGCCTTGGAGGGTGAGGTCGAAGACGATGGCCGCGTGTTCGGCGCGGCGTGCGTGGTTGGGGCGGCGGTGGAGGGCTGGTCCGGCCTTACGCATCGTCTGCCTCCTTGCCTAGGATTCTGTTCGGGCGGATGCCGTTCACCTTTGAATCGTAGGACACGGTGCGGGTTTGGCCCCTTGGTCCTCTACCGGAACCGGTGCCACGCGCGCATCATGGGCTGTGGCGGTGGCAGGCCGTCGGCGGGCGGCGCGCAAGGGGCGGTGACGGTCTTGGTCTCGGATCGCGGCGGCCGCGCGGGCTTCGTGTACAAGTCAAGGCAGTCCGTGTATCGCGCTTTGCGGCGTAAGGGTGCGTCGAAGTCGAAGGCCGCGAGGATCTCCAACGCCGGCCGGACGCATATCCAGCGGAGCGTGATGAGCCGCAAGGCGGCTCGGACTCGGCAGGTGCGGGGGCGTAAGCGTCACTGAGGTGGCGGGCGGGCGGAAGCCCCGGAGTGCTTGGCGGCGGCTCCGGGGCTTCTGTGTGTCTACGGCCGTGGTGGCCACTGCCCGGGTGGTGGTCCGGTGATGGTCTTCTTCCGTCCCATGGCGGCGGCGATGGGCCAGCCGGTGATGGCCCAGATTCCGCAGGTGCAGATGGTGAGGAACAGGTGCAGGCCGTGGTTGGCGCCGCGTTTCTCAGTGTAGCGCTGGGGTGGTGGTGGCGGGTGGTAGGTCATGGGTTGCCCCCTGGTGTGCGGGTTGTTGGGGGCTGAGCGTAGGGCTGGGTTTGGGGTTGTGGTGGGGGTGTGACGGTGCTGTGACCGGATCGGGTGAGTGCGGGCATGCGTAGGGCCCGCTCCCTTTCGGTGCGGGCCCTCGGTCATGCGGTGGGTCAGCCCTCCTTCGCGGGGCTGGTGTGGCAGGACGACCACCACTTCTCGCACGTCTCCGGGTTGTCAGCTCCGGTACGCCGCGAGAAGTGGTGGCCGCAGCGGACGAGGTACTCGTAGTCGCCGCGATGGTCGGGCCCTTCGACGCGGATCACCTCGCCGGTGCCGCCCGGCAGGGAGCGCGCCCAGATCTGGCCACCGTGGAAGACGCGGTCGCCGGGCTTCAGGGGTTCGGTCATTGCGAGATCTCCTCGGCGTGCATGGTCTCGAAGTGCCACCACCGTCCGCCTTCCCACTGTTCTACGCGCGCAGTGTCGGCGGGGCTGTCGCCGCCGAGGCAGGTGCGGACGAACTCGAAGGTCTTCGCCTCGCTGGTGAACGATGAGGTGGCCTTCACGTCGGGGCCGGTGATGATCACGCGCCACGGCTTGGACGGCTTCCTGGCGGTCATGGGGTTCATCCTCCGGTCAGACGGTGGGCGTGACGACGGCAAGCAGGGCGCGCAGTTGGTCGGTGGTGATGTCGGACCGCACCTCGTGCTTCACCTCGATCCCTGCCGTCCTCAACTGCTCGTACAGGGCGGCGCGCTGCTTCGACTCGTCGTACTGCTCCTGCGTGACCAGCCGAGCCCGAACGCCGATGTTCCCGTCTTCGACGCCGGTCTTCCGGTCGAAGCGCATGTTCAGCTCGCGGCTGTCCGGACGGGCGACGTACAGGTACACGCGTCCGATGCGGGCGACGGTGACGTTCTCGTCGCCCTTGTAGCGGTTGCCGGTGACGAGGATCAGCGGGTCGCCGACCTTGGCGCCGGCGAGTCCGGTGTCGGTCATGGGGTTCATCCTGTCGTGTCGGGCGGTCAGACGGCGGGCGGTTCAGGCGCTCGGGAACGTCGGGCGTACCTGCTCCCCATACAGGGTGTCGACGTAGCGGACGAACTCCTTCGCCGGGCTGGACATGCTGTTCCACTGGCGTTCGAGGGCGTCGCGGATCTGCTTGGCCTCGTCGGCGGCGAACTCGATACGGAGGGTGCCGTCGTCGGCAACCTTGATGACCTGCATGGTGGGCTCCTTCTAGGCGGCGAGGGTGCGCAGGGCGTTGGCGTAGTCGGCGACGGTCCCAGTGACGGGCGGCAGCATCAGGTACGCCTTGATGTGCGCCGCGTCGATACGACTGCATCCGACCATCCGGTTGCGGCGGAGCAGGGCGTCGGAGGCGGCGGCGATCGCGTTCCGCACGGTGCCCATGGCCACGCAGCGGGGCGTCTCGTAGCCGCCGACGGGGTGGGTGAAGGTGGCGCGCTGATCGAGTTCGTCGGCGGCGAGGGTGAGGATGCGGGCGGTCAGGTCGGCGATGTCGTGCTGTGTCGTCTGCTGCGTCGTGAAGTTGGTCTAGGCGGCCTCCGTGTAGGTGGAGGCGAGGAGGTGGCGGGTGCCCTTGTAGGTGCGGAGTGCGGTGTACAGCGCCTCGTCGATGGGGCCGTAGGCGTAGACGTGGATCCACTTGCCGGTGGTGCGGTGCTGCGTCCAGACCTTGACGGTGTCGCTGCCGTGGGTTGCGCGGTAGGCCTTGGCGACGTGGCGGCCGAACCAGGACTTCTGTCCGTCGGGGAGGTCGTGGCCACCGATGCGGTTGAGGAAGTCGCCGGTGCGGATGAGGCGGCCGGTCTCGACGAAGGAGGCGACGATGCCGGAGAGGGTCCGGTAGGCGAGAGCCTTCGTGGTGGTGGCTGCGGCGTGGAGGCCGTTGCGGCGGGTACGGGTGGCGGCGTTCATCTTGGTCCCCCTTGGTGCGGCACTTCCTTGTGACCACTACGTTAGGCCAAACATGATTGGCATGTCAAGCGCGATTGGCCTACTTGGCATGGCCAATCTGGTCTGGCATTCTGGGGAGGTGAAGGAAGCCGAGATCAAAGCCATCGCCACCGACTATGAGGAAGCCGCCGAACGCCTCCTCGAAGAACGGGACGCCAAGCTGCGTGCCGCCATCAGCGCCGGGTGGAAGCAAGCCGACGTCGTCCGTATCACTGGCTACAGCCGCGAGGCCATCAGGCAGGCACTCAACCCCGAGATTCGCGCGCAGCTCCGAGCGCGACGTGCAGCCAAGCGCCCGGTGGGCGGCGAGGAGACCAACCGATGAGCGAACCCCAAGTCCGTGCCACCCACTACGAGGTCACCCTCGTCCCTCGCGAACTAGCCAACGGCCGCTGGTACACCGTCCACGTCAAGAGCCACGGTCGCGGGAAGTGGATCGTCTACCGCGAGCACTGCGAGGTGGGCCAGCCAGTGCCCACGCTGTACTGCCTCGGCCCCGACGGGGCATGGTTCGTTCCCGACGATCCCTCCTGGTTCAACGCCCCGGACTACGAGCTGGAGGAGGCGTTGACGCTGGCGCGTGTGGCGGCTCCGAACGTGGTGGTTGCCGGGCTGAGCGCTGCGGAGGAAGCAGCCCGCGAGGCGACGCGCCACATGTTCACGACCCACCCTGACCTCAGCGCGGGTCCGGTGCGTCCGGGCGAGGAGCCGACGTGAGCGGCAGCCCCGAGTTGACCCCGACCGCCCGCATCGGCAACCCTCGCTGCGGATCCCGCGACACCTCCGACAGCCCGGCATGCGGGGCGCCCGCCACATGGCACATCGCTTGGAGTCTCACAACGCCCGCAACGTTCTCCCTCGTCTGCGACCAGCACATGACCGAGACTCAACGGAACTTCGTGTACGCCGACCGCCACCCCGCCGCTGCCGCATGCAACATGCCGGGCACGGGATGGGCCATCGGAGATCCCAGCTTCTGCGTGATCCCGACAGACGAAACCGACCGGGCCTTCACGGCGACACGCACGCAGCCCACCGCATGACGATGGCCCCGCCGGACGAAACTGGTGGGGCCATCTGCCTGCCCGTATGAGGCAGTGCGTTGGGCGCGCACCCGCAGTCTACGAGCCCGCTTCTCCGGTTCCGCCGCGCGTTGTCAGACCCTGCCGCCACACTGCTGGGATGGCGTTGAGGTTCACCGTGCAGGGCGACACCGAAGCAGAGACCACGGCCGGGCTGAAGCAGTTGCTGTCGCTGGGCCTCGTCGAGTGGATGCGGCCGAAGCTGCTCACCGACAACCGATGGATGGCCCGCGCCATACCCGCACCCGTGGTCGCCGCCGAGGAACCGGACGGGGCATAGGACGGCCCCACCGCGACGGGGGTTGCGCGATGGGGCCAGGTTCAGTGTGGCAGGCGGATCACTGATGTGGACAGCCATCCATCCACCACCCGCACTTACCGCAATACGTCGGCGCGCTCCGGGTGATGACGCGAAGGAAACGACTCAGCATGATGGTGCTCCCGTCTCGCAGGTTCGGAATGGGCGGGACCGGCGCGGTCGCAGTCGACTTGGCGGAAGGCGCGACCGCGCCGGGGTCTAACGGGCGAGCAACCCTGAGCAGTTCGCCAAAAGCAGCCCGAGCAGAAACAGCAGCGCCCAGAACCAGCCCGCCGGCAGCAGACCGTCGCCGCGAGCCTCGGAGTGGACATGCCGGACCCCGTCCCCCGCCGCCGGCCGGAGCGCACCGTGGGTGGCGCGGCGGTGCTCGACGAGTTCCTGCTCGGCGTCGACCTCACGCTCACGCTGCTCGGGCGAGACGGCGTCGCAGGCCGCGCACCAGTACTCGTACGGCATCAGCGAACCCCTCTCGGCAGGAGCCTGCGCAGGGCCGAGAGGGGTGTAGCTACGGCCGTCCTGCGTTTTCCTACATCGCAGGTCACGGCCGTAGCTACAGGGCCGCTACGGGCCTCAGGAGGGGTGCCGGAAACGGTCGAGGGGAGGGCCTGCTGCCAGGCCTTCAGGTCATCCCGGTGGACCCCCTCATTCACCCTCCCCGCAGCATCCCGGACGGAGGGCTTGACGGGGATCTGGAGGGCCATCAAGTGGGCCCTCACCGCGGCCTTGTTGAGGGGCTGTTCGGGGGCTGCTCCCTGGAGGTAGGCGGTGAGGGTTTTCAGGTGGGTGCCGGGGGCGTCTCCGATGAGGTGCCAGAGGAGCGTGACAACAGCGTCCACGAGAGGTTCGTCGCCGCCATTCGGAGCGGTCCCTGGGCGTCGCGTGTGGAGGCGCTCGACAGCAGCCGTGGCCCGGTCGAGGTGCTCGCGCGGGACGAACGCCAACACCGCCAGCGTCCACCCCGCGGCGATACCGGCTGCGACCCAGGCGCCGTAGTAGAAGAACGCCCACACGGCGACCACGTGCACGGTCCATGAGGTGGTGATGCCGAACCGGGCTGTGATCCAGGCGCCGGGCCCGGTGACGCCGAGCTGGAGGGCGTCTGCCCAGCCGGCCGGCGGCGCAGCGACTGTGTCGGGCTCGTCGTCGGCCTCGTCGAACTCCTCCTCGTCGACGGCCTCGGGTTCGGGTTCGGCGGCGCGTTTGCGCAGGTTGAAGTAGGTCATGCGAGGCTCGTTCCGAGGTGTGTGATCGAGTCGGACAGGTAGGACCAGTTGCCGCCCGCACCTGCGGCGATGTACCAGAAGAAGATGCCGAGGACGCCGAGCTGTTTCGTCGTGAGCTTCTTGAACAGGACGAAGATCAGGGTGCAGGTGGCGAGGGCGGGCATGGTCATTCCGGGGAGGAAGCCGTTGATCCAGTGGATGATGCTGCCCACAAAATCCGGAACGATCTTGAAGAGTCCGCCGGCCGCCTTGTACGCCGACCCCGCCAGCATCGACACCAACAGCGTCGTCCACCAGCCGAGCGGCTTCAGCTTCCCCCCGCCGGGGATACCGACGAGCAGGAGCACGGTCAGGACCGCGGCCAGGCCGACGGTGCCGAAGTTGCCGAACACGCTGTTCACAGCGGAATCCTCAGGTTCTCGTAGCCGCTCCCGTACAGGAGCAGGCCAGCAACGGCGGACGTGACGGGGATGGCGGCAGCCCAGGCGACGGGCCACGCCCAGCGCCGGGTGCGCCGGTAGAGCCCGATGGCGAGGACGCCGAGGCCGTATAGGACGAACGCGGACACGCTCATCGCGTGGCCGGCGGCGAACCAGGCCGCGGTGTTCATGGACCAGGTGACCCAGCCGAGTTTCCAGCCGACGGCGGCTGCGGTGAGGTGGTAGATCAGCCACTTCAGGCGGGGTGGGACGTTGGTCCATGCGTCGAGGAGGGACTGGCGGGGGCTCTGCGACGGGGCATCCCAGGCAGTGCGGGGTGCGGTGGGGTCGTGGCGCTTGGGCCGTTTCCATTTCTTCGTGCGGGTCTTGGCCTTCTTCGGCTTCATGACCTGCGGCTTCTTGGATTTCTTGGGTTTCTTCGGCTTGGCGGGCTTCGCCTTGGGCTTCTTCGGTGCACTGGGGGGCGGCGCCGGCTGCTTCGGCGCAGGCGGGGGCGACGGTGGGACTGACGGCGCAGGAGGTGGCTGGGGCGCAGAGGGCTGCGGGGTGCCGACTGGCCCGACACCCATGGCGATCAGGGCGGCGCGAACCGCCTTCTCGTCGTCGTCGATCGGGTCTGTCATGGCGGGTTCCCTGTTCGGTAGTGGAAGGGAGCGACGGCTCACGTGTAGAACCCCGTTCCGTCGCCGATTCGGGCGCGGGCGACGGTGAGCCGTCGGCCGGCAGTAGCCGGGCTCACGCCGAGAAGTTGAGCCGCAGTGGTCTTGGTGAGCCGCTCGCCCGTCCTGAGCCGGTGAGCCAGCGCGGCGATCTGCTGCTCGATCTCGTCGTTGTCCGTGGCGCTCGTCTCGCTGTCGGGCTCAGGGCTCGACTCATCCGGCTCGGGTCGGCTCACGAGGATCGGCTCAGCCGGGCTCAAGACGGGCTCACGTGAGACCTGCTGGTCAGCGGGCTGCATGTGGAGTTGAGTGGGGTCGGTGAACATGGGGCGCGGCTCGCTGCCGATGGTGGGAAGCGCGGTGTTGACCGTCGTTTCGTAGTCGACGGGCTCAGGCTCACGGGCCTCGGGCTCACGGCTCACGGCGGGCTGAGTCGGGGGCAGCTCAGGCGCGGCAGGGGCTGAGCCGTGCTCGATGTCGAGGACACCTGAGACCGGAGCCAGGGCCCGCCCGTACCGCGTGAGCCGCAGCGCCATGACGGCCGACACCGGCGCCTTGCTCCGCCACTGGCGGCCGTACCGGGCGCGCAGCCGGGCCCGCTCGACGAGCCGGGACTGCTCCAGCTGGATCACCTGGTCGTAGGAGCGCAGCTCCCACAGCCTCATGCGGCGCCACAGGCGGAAGGTCGAGATCGGGTCGAGGAGCCAGCGGACCAGGCGGACGGAGTCCATGCGGCGTCCGGCCACGATTTCGGCGGTGCGGCCGATCGCGTGCCGTGCTGCCTCGACGACGACCACGAACAGGATGGGGATCGACGCGTGCATGCCGACGCCGATCGGGTCGGGCCACGCGGCCGCCCCGTTGAAGGCGATCGTTGCCGCGGTAAGCAGCCACGCCGTGTGGCGCAGCAGCGCGAGCGGCATGGTCAGCCAGGTGAGGAGCAGGTCGAGGGCGAGCAGGACGCAGATGCCGGCGTCGATTCCGATGGGGAACACCGTGGCGAACCTGCCGAAGTGCTTCGCCTGGGCTAGATGGCGGACCGCGGCGTACGAGCCGACGAAGCCGATCAGGGCGATCACGACGGCCCCTGCAGCGACGACGATGACGAGTCGGCGCTGTAGAGGTGTGAGGTGGGGGCGGTCGCCGTGTGGCGTATTCACGGTGGCTCCAGGTCGGGGTGCTGGTTCAGCGGCTGCGGACGCGCCACGAGTAGGCGGCGAGGACCGCGGTCACGAGGGCCGGACCGGGCTGTCCGGTGGCGAGGGCGAGTAACGCAAGGGCGGTGAACCCGTATCTGGCGAGCGGGCTGCGGAAGTGGCGGCGCACGGGTGCTCCTATCGGGCGGGCAACGCGATGGTGAGGGTGGTCTCGGTGTCGGGGTCGAGGAGCTTCGCGAGGGGGAGGCGCGGGATGCGGACGGTGTCGTCATCCGGCAGCACGACGGCTGCGGGCGCGGCGTCGAGGGTGACTTCGGCGCCGTTCTGCCGCGTCCCCCAGCCCGTACGCGCGCAGGTGGCCATCCCGTACCAGCGCATCGCCCGGAGCACGGTCCAGGAGGCGAGGACGGCGACCGGCATCAGCAACCAGGTGACGGCGCGGGAACGGATGCGTTCATCGGAGCGGATGACGCCGAGGTAGCGGAGTGCCTGGGCCCAGCCGATGAGGACGGGCACGAGAAGGAAGGTGGCGGGCGGGCGGGCGCCGTACTTCAGCGGCTCGATGATGAGCAGCCAGGCGAGGACGGTGGTGGAGAGGGCGACGGTGAACCAGCGGATCAAGTGAGCCCAGTACGCGTAGCCGGTGACGGGCAGGTAGCGCATGCGCCAGAGGGAGCGGATGGTGGAGCCGCGCATCCAGCGGAGGTACATCCGGGCGAAGTGGGATGCCTTCTCCGGCAGCGCGGTGAACACGATCGCCGACGGCTGCTGCACCGTCCGGCCCCGCAGCAGCGCGTACAGCGTCAGCAGCGAGTCATCCGAGAACATCACCGTCCGGCCCATGAACGTCTCGCCCAAGTACGAGTCGAGGTTGTCGCGGATGACCGCAGCCCGGTATGCGGCGAGCGGGCCGGAGTTGACGAGCACCGAGCCCATGGCGGACAGGGCGCTGCGGTCGGTGAGTTGGCCGGTGGTGAACCACAGGTCCGTCAGCCTCGTGAGCAGGTTGGCCCGGTGGTTGGTGGCGAGGACGATGCCGGCCACCGACTGCACCTTCTGCCTGGCGAACGGCAGGAGGATCTCCTCGATCGCGTTCGGGGCGAGGCAGGAGTCGGAGTCGACGGTCACGTAGATGTCCGCGCCAGCACTCGCCCGTACGGCGGCCGCCTGCGCGTGCCGCTTCCCGCTGTTGGCCTGCCGCTCCCATGTCGTGGTGATGCCGTGCTCTGCCGCGGCCCGGATCCACCAGGCGCGCACCTGCGCGTAGTCCCCTGACGTCGACCCGTCGTCGACGACGTGCACGGAGTTCGGCTGCCGGGTCTGGGCGAGCATCGATTCCAGGCCGAGGCGGAGGTAGCCGGGGTCCTCGTTGAAGACGGGCATGAGGATCGCCGCATGCAGGGCGTCGAGCTGCCGGCGGGCGCGTGGTGACGGTCGGCGGGTCCGCTCGCAGTGGTACATGACGGTCTGCAAGACGAGGAGCAGGAACGTGACACCCCACACCGCGGCGAGTCGGCTGCCGGTGTGGCTGCCGTAGTTCGCGGCTTGTACGGCGTGGTGTGCGGCCCACACCGCACCTGCGATGAGTGTGATGGCGGCGGAGAACACCATGCCGGAGCGGTGTACGCGGGCGCTGAGTGGTCTGGTCATGCCTGGCCTGCGTTCTTGCCGGGTCGGAAGCCGAAGCGGATGCAGACCGCGCCGACGAGGACGATGGCGGCTGCTGCGCCGAGGAGCCACCAGCCGGTGATGACGGTGGTGCCGATGACGAGGACTCCGGCGCCGGTGTGGGCGAGTTGCTGGTTGTCGGACACGTGGTTCCTGTTCTGGGTCGGGAGGAAGCCGCGCCCCGACCGTGGGGGACGTGTCGGGGCGCGGCGCTTGTGGGTGGGTCAGAGGAGCGCCAGTCCCAGGGCTGCGACGAGGGCGAGGATGCACATCAGGAACATGGCGCCGCAGCCGAGTTGGGGTTCGTTGTCGTAGCTGGCCCGGTCTTGGAGTTGGCGTTGGGAGTGGCCGCGTTGCCGGTCGTGGTGCTTGGTGTCGCGGGGGCGGCGGTACTCGCCGCCGAAGGTGTCGCCCATTACTGGTCGCCTCCGGGGAGTACGCCTTCGCGTACGCCGGTTCCGCCTCGGGCTTCGATGGCGTCGGTGACGTTGTTGGCGTCGGCGTAGTCGCGGGCGCAGCGGTGGAGGAGTTCGGCGGGGGTGGCTTGAGGGTCGGTGTCGACGGGCTCTTGCGTGCCGGGGGTGTGCTGCTCGGGTGGTTGATCGCTACGCTCTTGCAAGGCTGCTCCTGGTCAGATCAGGTAGTGGCTGGCCCGGCCGGAAGGTGAGATTTCCGACCGGGCCGTTCTCATTGACGAGACCGGGTGGCCTCACGAACCAAGCTAAACCCGGGGTTGTGTCGAGCGCAACCCCGGGTTTAGGGTCGTGTTGGCCGCACCGCAGGAAGGAGCGCGGGAGTGGCAGACCAACCCGAGGAGGTGACACGTCTGGTGGAAGCCATCAAGGCGTTCGAGGCCATTGAGGACGACGAGGCGTGTGCCGTTGCCGTGTCTCTGGCGCTCACGCATTGGACCAAGGAGCAGCCGCAGCTACGCAAGCTGCGGCAGAAGCGCGTCCAGGCGCTGAAGGCGCAGGGTAAGACGTGGGAGGAGATCGGCCGCCTGCTGGGTGGGATCAGCGCGGCTCGGGCGCAGCAGATCGCGGCAGGCGTGAGCGGGGCTCAACGCCGCAAGGGCGAAGCGAAGAAACAGGCCGAGAAACCGGAGCTATCTGATGACTGACCATGTCCCCCCGCCGCGCTGCCAGTTCTACGAGCGCGTCCCCGTGGAGGGCGGCTACCGCTACGAGATGTTCAGCATCAACGGTCCGGCGGGCGCCGGACGTCTGGTCACGCCATACCCGCCCGCTATCGGCGATCTGATCACCCTGTGGGATGTACACGAGCGCCGTGGCGGGTCGTTTCGGGTGGCCGATCGGGCGTGGCACCACTCCAGCTACGGGTCAACGAACTGGCCTTACGGGAGTCCGGTGTCGAAGGAGGGTCCGATGCTGGACATCATCGTTGAGGCGGCGGAAGGGCCGTTCGTCGGCGAGGTGCCCGACGAGGACGAGGAGCCGTCGGATGGATGACCTTGTGCGGTGGTTGACGGCGTGCCTCGACGAGGACAAACGGATCGCGCGGGCTGCGAGTGCTGCTCCGTGGACGGCGAAGGGTGTTGGCGACTTCGGTTGGGCGGTTCACTTCTCGCGGCCGGACGGCGGGTTGGAGACCGAGGACTCGGAGCAGGGCCTGGCCGACACGGTCTTCATCGCGGAGTGGGATCCGGCCCGTGTGCTGCGGGAGATCGAAAGCAAGCGGACCATCCTCCGCGAGCTGCCCGTCAAGGACTGGCACGAGCCGTGCGCCTCGCTCGTGCGTGTGGTCCTGAAGCAGTTGGCGCTGCCTTACGCGGATCGGCCCGGCTATGCGGAGGCGACCGCGTCCGTCGAGTAGCCCCCGGCATGCATGTGGGCCCCGCACCGTCTGGTGTGGGGCCCACGCGTGTCCGGTCACTCGGCGCCGGCCTTCTTGCGGGGTGTTCTGCTGTGGCCGCGGGCGATGCCGCTGACGCGCTCGGGTTGTACGCCGAGGTGCGGCGCCATGGAGGTGTAGCTGACGTCGTCGCGTTCGTGGAGTGTCTGGACGACGTGCTGGCGGCGCTCGCGGAGGGCGCGCTGAAGGTTCGGGAGTGCTCTGAGGCATTGGCTGAGTAGTGCGGCTTGCTCGATGGTTTCGGGGCCGTTGAGTAGCGCTTCGAGTTCCTTGAGTGGGGCCGGGGTTGTGTCCATGGGTCGACCGTAGGGGGTCCCATCAAAAGAATCAAGTGGGCCCCACTTGACGGGTGTTAGTGGGTCCCACTAAATTGGAGGTATCGCAAGACGGAGACCCCAGCCGAGGAGCCAGGAATGAGCCACTACCAGATCCGGATCAAGGACAACACCAAGACCGTCGTCAAGGCCTTCAGCTTCGACGTCGACAAGGTCACCGCCTACGACATGATCGAAGAGTGGGGCACCCGCTACACCAGCGACCACAAGATCGAACTGGTAGACAAGGCCAGCGGCACAGTGCTCCACAAGGAAAGCTGCGGCAGCGAGTTCAACTGACAACACGAGAGGGCCCCACCGGACGGAAACCGGCGGGGCCCTCTCGTATGTAGCAGGCTGCTCCGACG